CTAAGGCTTGACAGCCCCGCAATGTATAAATGAACCTTACTCTCGCATACACCTCATGCATTAGGCTTGTTGTACTGTGGTACAGAGCAAGCCACACATTTAGGCAGTATCGTTTTGCTTTTCCATTGCACAAGTACGGTGCAATGAGCCGACTGGGTACGGCACGTGCTATTCGTCATATGGAAGGGTTCTTGGCACACACTCTGCTTTGGGCATCGGTGTATGCTTTCCCCCTGTATGCTTCTTGGATCAACCAAGCGACGGTTTACTGTATGTGTTGGGGCACATACGCTTGATATGTTTTTAAAGAACTTTCCTACGGGTAGGAAAAACCGATGTATGGGCACGATTTCCCAAATGGTTTCACCATTGTACCATACAAGAAGGGGCTTGTCAAGTCAAGACATGATGAAACAACATCAAACGTATCACTCACCCTCGTGTTCCAGAACGCTACTCTTTGTCGTGTATGGGGTTGTGTCTTAGCACTTTGATGTATTCGTACCGCCCAAAAACAAACTTGGTGGTGATGTACTTGATGCCACGCTCTCGCATTTCACGGGCGGTCATGTTGCGGATGGCCACGGCCTCAGTTGCAGGCACTACAAAATAATTACCCACTGCAAGGCTACGCAGTTTGCGTAGGGCATCTTCATCAGGCTTCAAAGATTTGACCCGCACATCAAAGGCTCGCTGTTCACGGGTTTGTCGCAAAGATGTTTTTACATTGGCTTTGCGTTTGGTTTGCAGCTCATGCAGTTGAGCAGGGGTGCGATAGGTGGTGTCAGCCTTGACTTGCTCGGCAAGGGTTTGCATGAGTTCGGGGTCGAGGTCTAGTAGGTTGGTGGCCATAGCGTGTTCCAAAGTTCCGTTAAATTCAGTGTGTACTGGAGACTTGGATTATATTGGAACGGAACGCAGAACGCAAGGGAAATAATGTTGTGATGTATTGGAACGTGCAGTTTGCAAAGAAAGTGTGCTTAAAATGTGGGCAGAAATTCAGTGAGTTCCAGCGACCATATGGGGCAAAAGCCCCCGTGAAAAAATCCTACAGGTAGGAAAAAAGTCAAGGCTTGATCCCAGAGGGTCGCCCACAACTTCACCTGAAAATTAAAAAAGAAAATTTCCCAGACTGACTTTGTAAAAACCAGAACAACACTCAGAACATATATATAAATATATTATTTTATTATTATTAAAGGTGCTTTTTGCTTTGGAACATTGCTAAGAAATGACAAGACGTGATTAGATGGGTGTTCCGATACAATTTTAGAACGTTCCAGTTACGTGCTAAAAAGCCAGAACATTTGGAACACGCCTTTTTGCGTGGTTGCATGGCTACATAGTTGCGTGGTTGCATAGCTGCTTCCCCCACCAGTTCTCCGAGAAGATGCGAGGAGGAAACCCCAGACCGACCAGACGCAAAAAAGCCCGCACGAAGCGGGCAACAAAAAACCCGCCGAAGCGGGTCTGGTTTTTCCTACGGGTAGGAATTATTCCTCGATTTCATAACCCTCGGATTCGAGGTATGATCGAACGCATCCCTCGAGGGTATCAGCTTCGGCATTATCGTATGAGGCTTGAATCTTGTCACACCATGCTTTGAATTCAGGGTGACTAAAAACTTTGGCAATAGCCTTGTCAATAGCCTCGGTTTTTGATTTGCCCTTTTTACCGCCCTTGGCGCTTGACTTGCTTGATGACAATGAAAACAGTTTGCCCTCGTTGACGGCCACGACAAAACTTGTCATATAGTTACTATACGTTTTTGCGGTTTTGCCCTTGAAAGCCTGTTTCATTGCATCCGCAAATTGTAGGCGATACTGACAAGTCTTGACAGACTTACCAAAAACGATCTTACCCTCACGCAAGGTTTTGGCCTTTTCGTTGACCACGTCAACGGCGGTGACACCGCCCTTGATAGCCGAGGCCACTGAATTGAAAAGGGAAATAGTGTCAAGAGTTTGAGTAGAGTTTGTCATTTTAGAGTTTCCTAAAAACATCGGTAGAGATAAAACACTCTTTGAACCGATAACTCTATTATGCCACAATCATCTTGTCTTGTCTTGTCTTGTCTTGTCACGTTTCCCATTGTTTCCTACGGGTAGGAATTTTCTCCCCTCTCCCAGCGCCACCAGTTCCCACGGGCGCGACCCCACCCACCCCCCACCAAGCCTTGTAGCGTCGGGACTCCGTAGCCGCTACTACAGTGTATTACCCACGAACGTTGTCCAATTTTTCTCAAATTGCCACAGCAAACCCACCCCCCATCAAAATAAAACGACCTGCTAAAAATTTTTATAGCAAAAAATCCTTGAAATCATGTTCCAGAACAGGCCCCCCTTAATAGTGTCTTGACACGCCCTGCCGTTTGTGTGTTATATTTCGCGCCATGCTGACCTGTATCCCAGAGTTGACGGTGCCGATCCCAAGCAAGCGGGAGGACGTGGTGTCTCTGCACACCAAGGTAGACGCACTGTTTAAGACTGCTGAGTTCCTGCAAGCGTTTGGTGCACCCGATGAACCGTCAGCAGAAGATAAGGTGCGGGCACGCTCGGCCTTCCATGAATCAGTTAGTAGCGCAGAAGCTACAAATGTAGTCACACCTTTGACCAACGCAGTCACAACCACGGCATCGGTGTTGCATCTCAAATCCATACTGAGCGAGTACGATCAGGTGGTGGTGAACTCGGCTGTGCAGATCAGAACCTATGTGACCAACAAGCTGATCGAAGAGACAACACACCCCGATCCAAAGATTCGCATCCGTGCACTTGAACTGCTGGGCAAGGTGGGTGACGTTGGCTTATTTATAGAGCGCAGCGAAATTACTGTGAAGCACAAAACCACGCTTGAGCTTGAGGCTTCTATTAAAGGCAGAATTTCCAAACTGCTGGAACTGCGTAGCAAGACAGAACAGATTGTGGATGTACAAGTCAAACCCAAAACCTTGCAAGAGAGCAAGGCGGAAGTGCTGGGCACACCCACGTTAGTACGCACTAATACTGATGATTGATTTTTCCGAGTTCACCCTAGAAGATCTACAAAACGTAGATTTGGCAAAACTTGACCCTGCGGATTTAGAATCGTTTGATGCCACGCTGGAAGAACTAACTAAGCGGGAAGCGGCCAAGGTTGCACGCAATAGCCTGCTAGAGTTTTGTATGAAGATGAACCCCGACTACAAGATCGGCAGGCACCACAAGAGATTGGCATCTCTATTAGAAGACATGGCGTTCAACCGCAAAGACCGTATTGCTGTCTCTATTCCGCCACGGCACGGCAAATCTTTTTTGGTGTCGGTTTACTTCCCTGCATGGTTCCTTGGCAACTTCCCTGATAAGAAGGTGTTGATGGTGTCGCACACCACTGACTTGGCCGTTGACTTTGGACGCAAGGTGCGTAACTTGGTTGACCAAGAGATGTATAAAGAAATCTTCCCAACGGTGACGCTGGCCGCCGACTCTAAAAGCGCAGGCCGGTGGAACACCAACTCAGGTGGTGAGTACTTTGCCTGCGGTGTTGGCTCTGCCCTTGCAGGTCGTGGCGCTGACTTCTTGATTGTTGACGATCCGTTCTCTGAGCAGGACATCTTGAACGGCAATTTTGAGGTGTTTCAAAAGGCGTACGAATGGTTTACTTTTGGTGCTCGTACCCGTCTGATGCCGGGTGGCCGGATGGCGATTGTGCATACACGCTGGCATCCCAACGATCTGATTGGCATGATGGCCAAGGACATGGCTCGCAACGAAGAGTCTGATAAGTATGAGTTCTTTGAGTTTCCAGCCATCTTTCACGAGAACACGCCAGAGGAGAGGGCGCTGTGGCCTGAGTTCTTTGACCTTGAAGCCCTGCATAGAACCAAAGCGTCGATGCCCTCGTTCCAGTGGAACGCTCAGTATCAGCAACAACCCACCAGCGAAGAAGGCGCGATCATCAAACGTGAGTGGTGGATGCGGTGGGAGGAAGAAGACCCCCCTGAGTTAGAGTTTGTCATCATGACGCTTGACGCGGCGGCTGAGAAGAACAACCGCGCTGACTTTACAGCATTGCTCACATGGGGTGTGTTCACCCACAAACTCACAGGGGAGAAGCCCCACATCATCCTGATGAACGCCATCAACAAACGGGTGGAGTTTGCTGAACTCAAAGACTTGGCACTGGAAGAATACAGAGATTGGGAACCAGATGCGTTTATCGTGGAGAAGAAGTCCAGCGGTACACCCCTGTTCCAAGAGTTCAGGCGCATGGGAATTCCTGTTCAAGAGTTCACCCCACATAGGGGCACAGGTGATAAAGTTGCACGACTAAATGCAGTGTCGGATATTTTCAGATCAGGCATGGTCTGGTATCCTGCGGGGAGGCGCTGGGCAGAGGAAGTTGTAGAGCAGGTGGCTGCGTTTCCCGCGTCAGATCATGACGACATGGTCGACTGCACAAGTATGGCGTTAGCTCGGTTCAGGAATGGTGGATTCATCAGCTTGGACAGCGACGAAAAAGATGACATTTACTCAATACCCCGTAAAGCGGCGTATTACTAAGGATCAAAGATGGCTACTAACATCGACAAAGCACTGTACCAACAACCCGCAGGGATTGACGCATTAGCGCAAGACGAAGAGGCGATTGAGATTGAGATTGTTGACCCTGAAGAAGTCAACATTTCAATAGGTGACATGGAGATCAGCATTGGTGAAGGGGACGACGACACCTTCTCTGATAACTTGGCCGATGAAGTAGCTGATAGTGCACTGCAATCTATGGCAAGTGAGT